TATCTTCTGAATTGGATATCAGGAGCCAGTTTTTTTTCTTTCCCGTAAGCGACAGGTAAAGAACCTCCATCATTGTCCTGGTAGATTTTGCCAGCTCGCGCGACCATGCGCGCACTTCAAACCATTCGGGATTGTTCAGGATTCGTTTTGTAGCCTTTTTCTGAAAGTCGGCAGCCGGGGAGGTGCAATAATTCGGGAAATAATAGACAAACCAGCTTTCGGGATCGGCTTCGAGGCGTTTGATGCGCGCCTGTTTTGCTGCAAATGATTCTGTTTTGTCAATAATTGTAGCCTTTTTTAGTGCCTGGCGGTATTCCTGCCATTCGCTGTATGCCCGTTTCTTTTCCTGCACTGTTGCCATCTCATTTCATTTTATATTCGATATAGGCGTTGAAATGGTCGCTTACTTCTTTTGCCTTTTCCGGATCATAACTGCGAATAAATTCACAAAGTCCGATACATACGCCTGTTATCTCTGCAATCCCTGTTTCGGTTTCCAGTTTTTTGATTGCTGCCGATATTTTGATCATCCTGTCTGATTCGGATGATGTCGGAAACCGTTTGCCTTCTTCTCTGTCAGCAATGATTTTATTCAATTCGGCTAATTGTGCATACCAGTTTGACAGCACACTTTCTCTGGTAGTTGTAAGATTAGCGCGCAGCAGTTCCCATTTGCCATCTTTGACCCACCTGCCGACTGTTTTTTCAGACACTCCCACCATCCCGGCAATTTCTTTCTGCTGATGTTTGCCGGTCAAAAACAGTTCTTTTGCCAGCTTCTTTTTTGCTTCCCGATTCAATTCTTTAGCCATACAAACCTATTAATTACAGCGCAAAGGTGGTTATTTGCCATACATTAATAAAAAAAAGCTGCAATGACTGCACAGATTTTTGGCTGTCAGGTGTGTAATCCGTTTTTTTGCAGAAAAAAAATGAAATGAAAAAGCGTTTTGTTTTGTCGGATGGGAAAAAGATCAACTCACGCGGATACCGGATTGATATAAGCGGTGGCAGTTTTGACCGGTTTAATCAAAACCCCGTCATGCTGTACATGCACAATGATGATGATGTCATCGGGCGATGGGAAAATCTGCGTGTTGAGGACAGCAGGCTTGTTGCGGAAGCGGTGTTTGATTCATCGGAAAAGGCGAAGGAAATCGAACGAAAGGTAAACGAAGGATTTCTGAAGGGCTGTTCGATGGGAATCATCACCCGACAGATGGTGTTTGAGGCTGATGGGGCAGTGGTAAAGGAATGGGAATTGCTGGAAGCGAGTATTGTTGCCATTCCGTCAGATCCTGGTGCCGTCGTATTTTATAATGAGAAAAAAGAAGTGTTGAATTTTAACTTTAATAATAATCAAAAAACGAGTCAAGAAATGGGAGATGCAGTTTTTAAACTGTCGCCAAAGACAGTAAACAGTCTGAAGCTGGATGCCGATTACACACCGAAAGATGTGGAACAGGCAGTGGCGGCAAAGGACAGCGAAATTGAAACATTGAAAGCAAACCTGAAAGCAGTAGAAAAACAGTCACAAACCGACTTTCTGAATAATGCCGTAAAAACCGGCAGGATTTCGGAAGCAGAACGTTTGTCGTTTGAAAAATTAGCAGACAAGGGATGCTTTGAGGATGTTAAAGCAATGATTGATGCAAAACCTGCAGGGCCAGCTGCATCGCTTGCCGACATGGTGGCACAGTCGAACCTGACCGCAGGTCGGGAAACATGGGATTATCTGAAATGGATGAAGGAAGATCCGAAAGGACTGTCCAGAATCAAATCGGAAAATCCGAAAGAGTTTGAACGTCTGCAAATGACGCTTAAAAAGCAGTAATTTTTAATTTATAATTAATTATCATGGGAGTATTTAAAGAAATTTTCGCAGCCATCATCTTAGGGTTGTTTTATCCTGATGCTTCATGGCTGAAAGAGTTGACAAGCATGGATCACATGGTTGACAGCAATGCTATCAATCTGGCTGAAGTCGGCGCTGATCCGGGAGTAGTGGAAAACAACAGTGTGTGGCCGCTGGTTCCGACACAGCGAACGGATACCGGCATCAGGATTCCGCTGGCCACCTTCGACACCAAACCGACACACATCACGAATGTGGAAGAGATGGAAACGGCCTACGACAAGGCTGAATCGGTATCAAGGCAGCATGCTAACACATTGTATACAAAGGCTTGCACATCGGCTGCATACAACATTTCGCCATCAAGTCACACATCGTCTACGCCTGTCCTGACAACGACCGGTGCAGCAAACAGCAGCGGTTACAAGGCATTAACTTATAATGACATCACAGATTTGTCGCTTGCATTTGACAATGGCGACTTGCCGCAGAATGGTCGTATTTTGCTACTTTGCCCGCAACACAAGAAGGATTTGAAGGTAGAGAACATTAAACTGTATAAACAGATGATGACCGACAGGGAAATTGACGGTTTCAAGATTTATACGTTTACGGGCAATCCGAAATACGATCCTTCAACCGGGGTCAAAATGCCTGCCGGCTCGGCAACAGGGAATCCATCATCTGTGGCAATCGTGACCAGTGAGGCAATGCGTGCAATGGGAACAATCGAAGGCGAACCGGAAAAGCGCTGGGCTGATTACAGGGGCTGGCTTTTGGGATTTCAAATGCGATTTGTTGCATTGCCTTTCCGTGCTTTCGGTTATGGGGCTGTTTACAGCGATGACGAGTAATCAGTTCATCAGGGACGCAAAATTTTTCGCCGGAGATGCAAAATTTTTCATCAGGGACGCAAAATTTTGCGTCTCTACATTATAAATCAATTTAATTATGGCAAAGAAGAAAGATGTTAAAGAAAATGCAGCAGTTGTGGAAGCAGCTGAAGGCAGGGTACAGGCTATACCGGAAGTCGCAGGACTGGATTCCCGGCAGGGAGCGGAGGGCGAAACGGAGGGCGAAACGGAAGGCGAACAGGAAATATCTGCGGAAGAACTTCAAGTTCAGTTCGAACAGGGTAGTGGTGACGAAAAGAACAGTGAAGGGAGTGCCGGAGTGGATTCTGAACGTAAAGAAGAAACAGTTGTCCAGGATGGGGCTGGAATTAGTGATCCGTTAGCTGAAGGCGGACAAAAACCGGACAATGCCGGTGAGCCTGAAACATTGAAATACAGATTGAAAGCCCGTGATGTTTTCAAGAAAAACTCACAGTGTAAAATTTTATATTTCACTGCCGATTTAATTCCTTTTTACTCCGAAAGCGATGCCCTGCGGCATGGTTTCGGAACGTTGAAAAACGGCACAGTAGTTACAGTTAAAAGGCAATAAAAATGGCATTGAACGGATTACCAAAAGTAACGATCGACTACGGAAACGGCGCCCTGGGGCAGACCATTTCGAGCGCCGATGGCTTGTTGTGTCTGGTTGTGTGCGGAGCCGCGCAGGTTGCCGGCACATTCGACCTTGCCCAACAGTACAGTTTGCGCCGTCTGTCGGATTTGGAGCCTCTTGGTGTGACAGCATCGAACAATCCGTTGCTGTATCAAACAGTAAGGGATTTTTATACCGAGGCACAGGAAGGCGTCCGTGTTTTCATCGTGGGGTATCCTGACACACTGAAAATGTCGGACGTACTCGATAAGGAGAACCCTTATTTGCGTAAAATCATTGAATCGACCAATGGCGAACTGCGCGGCTTTGTCTGCACGGCTGTGCCGGATGTTGCTCCTGTTATTACCGATGGACTGGACGATGATATTCCGGCGGCATTGTTGAATGCTCAGGGACTTGGCGAATGGGCACGAACTGTGAGGTATGCGCCTTTGTTTGTCATCATTGACGGTCTCAATTTCAATGGCAATGCCTCTGACTTGAAAGATCTGAAGACGAATTCGTATTATCGCGCTTCGGTCGTTATCGGTTCTCGCGATCCGGGCGCCGCCAACCAGGCTGTCGGTCTGGTTGCCGGTCGGATTGCATCGAACAGTGTTGATCGCAATATCGGGCGCGTCCAGGATGGTGCTTTGAATGTATTGACCCTGTTTGCCGGCAACACAGCCATAGAGCTGGCGGATACGGAAACAATTTATGATCTTTCATACATTACCTTCCGGACATTTACCGGAATATCCGGTTATTATATATCGGACGACCTGATGGCTACGAAAGAGACTGACGACTACAACCATTTGACTGCTGTCAGAACGGTTGACAAGGCAGCGCGTATCGTGTATGCGGTGATGGTTCAGCAGCTATTGGACAAGGTTCAGGTTCGATCGAACGGCACGATGCTGCAATCTGTCATTGCATCATGGCAACAGATCATAGAAAATGCGATCGCCGCCAGCATGACCTCTTTCGGCGAACTGTCGGACGACGGTGGAGATAATGGCATACAGCTATTTATTGATCCTTCGCAGGATGTGCTGGCAACCGGCACGATCAGCGTGGAAGTACGTGTGCGTCCTTTCGGATATGCACGCTATATCAATGTGTTGTTAGGTTTCACCATAAACGGTAATTAAAATGGGAAATATGTTTCAAATCAATGGGCGCGAATATGAGTGGGCTGACATCAGTCTGATTATTGGCGGTGTTTCTATTGTGGGGTTCCGGGCTGTTTCATATAACCGATCGCGCGAAAAGGAGGCGATGTTTGCAAAGGGAAGAAAAGCGCACAGCATTCAAAGCGGCAACGAAACGGTTACGGGAAGTATTACGTTTACGCAAAGTCAGCTTGAAGCGCTCGAACTGGCGACCGGAGGCAACATCTTGACGGCAAAGGTTGATATCGTTGTTTCGTACGGGGCTGAACTGAATGTCACTTCTGTTGTTTCTGCTGCCATATCGACCGATATTATCGTTGGCGCCGAATTTACGGAATACAAAAAAGAGATGGCACAAAACGACAAGTTTATGGAAATTGCAATGCCATTCCTTGCACTGGATATTAAGAATGTATAATTCAATTAAGAATTAA